TGCACTTTTGCACCATGCGGATTCCCACCGCATTCTTTACGCCGTATGCCTTTTCGTACTGAAAAGGCACATAGCCAGATCGTGGCGTGCTCATACGAAGTCGAGGTAGGTCACTTGCGTAAGTGCGGACTTTTGCCCCGCTTGCGTTGCGGGTTCCGCATTCCCAGTTTTCCATCATGTCTTGCACTTCCTTTTGCGTTGTTTTTAGTCCATTGATTGGTTATCCACCCGCACCGCGTGGAGGTTGGACTGTTGCGGGCATGGGCGGTTTGCACCGCCCTTGTGGTTACTTTGCGTAAACCTCGTATGCGTTGCCAGTCGTGCGAACACGCACGCCCATGAAGAACTGCTTGTACAGCGTATCCTTGGAGGACTTGAGCTGTTTTGCACCCTTGGGCGTGATAACCGCGTCGTGCAGGCGGTTCAGATCGCACTTGCAAGGCTTTACGCGAATATCTTCCGGCAGAAGTGCCGCGTAAAGTTCAGTCAGCATCTTCATTGCCTTGGTTGCGCTGATACCATCATTCGCTTCAAAGTCCGGCACGATGGTGTCGCGCACAACGCCGTCTTTCGTCTTGTTGATCAGGACAGCGGACTTGCCACCGCGCCCCTGCAAACGAACGTGCCCCTTGCACAGATGATCGAAAAAGCCGTCAGTGAGGGCATTGAATCCGACAGAATCAGCAAGGCTTGCACCGTCATGCTTGTCCGCATACGCCTTGCTTGCGTGCTTCCAGTCCAACTCAGTCGGGGTTTCTGCAATGCTTGCGTTGCCGGTGTCCTTGTCCGTCTTGACGGAAACGCGGTTGTAAGTGTAGCCCATGATGAACGCGGTGAGAACCTCAGAGCGGTTCTCAGAAGCCACCAGAGAGTCCAGAGAAGCCTTGCGGTTGCGCTTGCTGATTTCCTTGCACGATTCCTCAATGCTTGCATAC